AACCATTGATAAAGCTAACTATTTTGCTTTCAAAATCGACGATATTGAGGAAGCCCATAGTCATGTCAATTTCATGGATCTCGCAACCAACCGTGCGGCTTACCGCTTGGCTGATCAGCTTGACCAAGAAGTTCTAGGCTACCTGGCAGGTTACAAACAGTCTGCTTTGCATACTGATGCTGATACTGTCAACGATCAAGTAAATGGTACTGTTGCTGTTTCTACAGCTGGTACTGACGAGTTGTTGTCTTCTATGAAGTTGATTAAATCTTCTTTTGGAAACATTACAACAGCTTCTGCTGCTGATCACTCTATTCCAGTTGCTGCGCGTTTGCCAGGTGCTACTGCCCTGCCAACAGCTTATGCATCACCTGTAATGTTGATTAACCGCATGGGCCGTCTACTTGACCAACAGAATGTTGACAAGGATGGTCGTTGGCTGTGTATTGACCCGGTAATGCTAGAAGTCCTAATGGACGAAGACAGCCGTTTCTTGAATGCTGACTTTGGAGATGCTGGTGCTCTGCGTAACGGTTTGGTTATGAGCAAGTGGAATGGTTTCCGCGTGTATGTATCCAATAATCTACCTTCAGTTGGTGGTGGCTCTGCTACTACTGGTACTGCTAACCAAAACACAGATTATGGTGTTATTGTTGGTGGTCACGACTCTGCTGTAGCAACTGCTGAGCAAGTTAATAAGACTGAAACCTACCGTGATCCAGATTCATTCGCAGATATTGTTCGTGGTATGCATCTATATGGTAGGAAAATACTTCGCCCAGAAGCACTGGTAACTGCTAAGTACAACTTAGCCTAACCTATGGTAGGTACTCTACTTTGAGTGGGGTACCTACTTTTGGTCATGTCTTGAAAGGATTTTTTAAATGGCTACTGTAACAACTCTCGCTAAAGCCGTTGGCGGCAGAGGCAACCCAAATAACAAACCGTATATGGTCGAAAAAGAAATAGACCTAGCTGCGGCTGCTACTGCAAAAGGGTCAGCCCTTGCAGCAAACGACATCATCCAAGCTATCACTGTAGGTGCTAACACTATGGTAATGGCAGCTGGTATGGAAGTTACTTCGGCACCTGCTGGTGGTAACTCTTGTACTATCGATCTTGGTATCACAGGTGGTGACGTTGACGCATTTGTAGACGGTATGACCGTAACAGGTGCATCTGCTGGTGCTTACGGCACTTTGGCAAACACTGCGTGTCCAATCTTGGTCACTACATCCGATACTATCGATATGTTAGTATTGGGTACTACTCCAGACACTTCTGGTAAGATCCGTGTTTATGCAGTCCTTATGGACGTAGACAGCATTGGTTCAGACAAAGGTGCTGCTGAAGTAGACCGCGACTTACTCGCATAATACAACTTACTAAGGAGCCCTCGTAAAGGGGGCTTCTTTTTATTAATTAAATGTTTAAGGGTGACTAATGGCTTATACCTATCTAGACCTTACTAACGAAGTACTGGCTCGTATGAATGAGGTTAGGCTAACTACTGCTACTTTTAGTAACGCCCGTGGCTTTCAAGTTCAATGTAAAAATGCTGTTAATGACGCTATTAGCTACGTTAATCATAGAGAGTTTAACTGGCCTTTTAATCATAATACAGGTTCTCAAGTTTTAGAAGCAGGTACAAGTCGGTACAGTATACCTACTGGTTCTAAAACGGTAGACTACGAAACATTTAGACTAACAAAAGACTCTACTCTTGGATCAAAGGGTGGGGGTCTTTCTGTTTTAGACTACAAAGAGTATGTAGACAGATTTATAGATCAAGAAGATGATGCAACTGTTCAAGGTGGTGAACCTAGAATGATTGTACGTACTCCTGATAATAACTATCTTTTATACCCTTACCCAGATAAAGCTTATACATTAAAGTTTGAGTATTACGCTTCAACAGTAGCTCTGTCAGAAGCATCAGATGTACCTGACATACCTGAGTTATACCGTCCAGTTATTGCAGATGGTGCTACATCTTATGCTTACCAGTACAGAGGTGAGCTAGAGCAATACCAAGCAAACTGGTCTAGGTTTAATAGCGGTATTACACAGATGCAAACTAATCTTGTTAATCGTTTTAAGTACATACGTTCAACTGTACTTTCTGGTCCAGGTGTAAGTACATCTGTATTTCCTTCAGTTTCTTAAAAGAGAACAAGCAATATGGCTGATACAACTGGTCTTTCTCCTTTTATATTCCCATTACAAGGTGGCTTAATTTTAGATAAGTCTAACTTTGAGGTACCACCTGGTGCTGCCCTTGAGTTACAAAACTTTGAACCAGATACTTCAGGTGGCTACAGAAGAATAGATGGGTACACTAAATGGACTTCTCAAAAGATTCCATTTACAGCGTCAGATGATGATGAACCTATTCTTATGTGTGCTTTCTACTCAGGAGAAGTAATAGGTGCTCGTGGTTCAGCTATCTATAGATCTTCAGCTCAGACTAATAGTTTAGACGGAGCTATTAATGCAAGTGTTACTACATTAACGGTTGATAGTACTACTGGTTTTTCAACGACTGGTACACTTCTTGTAGGTACTGAGCAAATAACATATACAGGTTTAACGACAACTACATTTACAGGTTGCACTAGGGGTGCTAACAGTACTTCAGCTGCTTCGCATGTTGATAATCTTTCAATTCAACAAACATGGACTTCTATTGATTCTGGTAGAACAAATGCAAAAAAGTACACGCACACTAGGTTTGACTACACAGGTGAAGACTTACTTGCTTTTGCGGATGGAGCTAACCATGCTTCGTACTGGAATGGGTCTTCGATAACAGATATTAATGGTACAAATGCTCCAGCTGATCCTAAATTTATTGCTGTATTTAAAAACACTGGGTTTTATGCAGGAATGTCAAGTAATCCAGAAGAAATTGTTTTTACAGCACCTTTAACTATAAACAATTTTAGTTTAGCAAATGGAGCAGGTAGTTTTGCAATTGATGCGCCTGTAACTGGGATGATAGTTTTTAGGGATAACCTTTACATTTTCTCAGCTAATAGAATTTATCGTTTGACAGGTAGTTCTCAATCAGACTTTCAACTTACCCCAATTACAAGAGAAATTGGCTGTAGGAATGGATGGACTATTAAAGAATTTGCTGGTGATGTTATATTCTTAGGGCCTGATGGTCTTCGTACTATTGCTGGTACAGAAAAGATTGGTGACGTTAATTTAAGTTCTATTTCAAGCCCTATCCAAGAATTATTTAAAAATAGAGGAGATGTTGACGAGTTTGAGTCATACGTTATTCCTAATAAAACTCAGTATAGACTTATATTTGGTAGTACTGCTGAAAGAGATATATATACTGACGGTGTAATCTGCAGTCTTAAACCGAGTGGCTATGAGTTTGCTACAACTAAAGGTTTGAAAATGTACTCTAGTGATACTGGTGAATTTCAAGGTAGTTACTTTAATATAATGGGTGGTTACGACGGGTACGTGTACCAAGATCAACAAGGCAACACCTTTGATGGAACTACAATTATTGGACGTTATCGTAGTACAGACATTACAGCAGGAGATGCTGGTATCCGTAAAGCTTTTCAACGTGTTATTATTAACTATGCACCCGAGGGGGTTCTTAATTCACAGTTATTTCTAAGGTATGACTATGAAAGCCCTGACTCAGCTAGACCCGACGCTTATCCTTTTGATTCAAGTCAAGTTGTAGCTTTATACGGAAGTGGTTTGTACGGTCAATCTACTTATGGTGGTCAATCGGATCCATTGATTAGACAACCTGTTGAGGGATCAGGTTTTTCAGTAGCTTTAAGGGTAGTAGACAATGGGGTGTCTTTTCCTTACTCACTAAAAGGCTTTCAATTAGAATTTACAGCAGCGGCAAGACGCTAGGGAGAGAAACATGGCAAGTTACACACGCCAGAGTACCTACACAGATGGTGACGTTATACAAGCATCAGACTCTTCTAATGAGTTTGACCAACTAGTAAATGCTTTTCACCGTGAGACAGGACATGCCCACAATGGGACAATTGCTGAAGGACCTGTTATTGGTCTTATTGGTGATGCTGGTTTAGTTACACCTCTTAATAAAATAACAATTGATACCACTAATGACTTAATTAAGTTCTTTGTCGATGTTTCTTCTAGCGCTGTAGAACAGGTTAGAATACAAGATGGTTCTATTGTACCTGTAACAACTAACGATATAGACTTAGGTACTTCTTCTTTAGAGTTTAAAGATGCTTACTTTGATGGAACAGTTACTACAGACGCAGCTAGTGTAGGTGCTTTAACTGTTACTAGCTCTGCTAACTTTTCTGGAGCTACTGTCTCTAATCTAGGTACAGTCACTACAGTAGACATTAATGGAGGTACTGTAGACGGTACTATTATTGGTGGCTCTACAGCTGCAGCTGGTACCTTTACATCACTTAATGCAAATGGTGGTGGAGCACTCACAGGTACTTGGAGTGACTTAGGTACAGTCACTACAGTAGACCTTAACGGTGGTACGGTAGACGGCACTGTTATTGGTGGTTCTACCCCAGCTGCTGGTACTTTTACTACAGTAACAGCTTCTACTGTAGATCTTAATGGCGGTGCAGTTGATGGTATAGTTATTGGTGGTTCATCTGCAGCTGCTGGTAC